ACCCATGTCTATTCCAGCGGCACGCATACTAGCGCGCAGCTGACGCCCGCCTTCGACGGTGATTAGTGGGTCGTTAGCCATGGCTAGGCAATCGGCGTGTGGGCAGTTTCCCCGATGATTTTGAACTCGAAATCGTTTTCGGTTCGAGTGTTCACATCACCGCCCAGGCTAATCTGTCGAACGCGGATTGACCCGGTGATCCGTAGCGTTCCGTCAGTGCTGTTAGGCTCCCAGATGAAGGGCACGATATCGCCTTCATTCTGCTTGCACCAGACCCAAATGGAGCCGACCGCCGAGAAGTCATCAAGCACGGTTCCCGAGAGCGTTTCCGTCTTGGTTTCGTCGCCGTCCAACTGCTCACCGGAAAGTACCGGGATAGGATCTTCTTCGTCGTATTCAGCCGCCAGCGACACGGCACGCACCTGACCGCCCCATTCTTGAGGGCTTCCCGCTTCGCCCATGCTGAGTAAGCCCTTGGTAAGTTTCTGTGACTTGATAGGCATTGCTATTCAACCTCCAATGTAATTGTTGTTTTTATTGCCGGTAAAGCATCGGGCGATTTTCCAGTGAGGATAATCGCTTCAATATCCGCCGTAGTCCCAAGACCGTGCAAGCCGGGGTGCGACAAACTCAAAGCTATCAGCGCATCTTGCATGGACGATAGCTGGTCCAGCACGTCAGCCGGGGCCGCTAGGTCAGCGATAGCGTAAACATCAAAGACCGCCGTGTAGCTCGAATGATCCAGCGTTTCAAATGTTCGCGACACTGGACTAACCCAGTAACCGGGAATGTTCAAATCGGCGGGGTTAGTGTCCGCTTCATAGACTGTTTCCGCTTCGAGAATTTCCGATAGTTCCCGCGCTGCGTCGCCCCAACTGCTAGCCATTTAGCCCACCTGCGGCAGTTGGAAGGAATCAAGGTAAAGCATTCGGGCAATGTCGGGATCATACCGGGCAACGTAGCTAGTCCCCATCTCCCCCACGGCTTCGATTCCGTTAACGCTATTGCGGCGATTGTAGAGCCGAGCGGCGAACATGATAGCGGCTAGTTCCGTGGTCGGTGCCCAGACTTTGAGCATCACACCTTCGACCAATTTATCTACCATGTCGATATCCGGCAAGCGGGCGATCAGTGCATTAGTGGACAAAACAACCATGGGCAAATGAATGTCGCCCGAGCCGCCATTCTTGAGTTTGAGCCAATCGGCCACCTGTTTTTCGGTGATCACGCGCCCGCTCCTTTTGTTGTGCAGTTGAACCAAGATAAAGTAGCCGGCTAGGGCGATTGTTGTGCAACCGCCCTAGCCAGGGTTGCTACGGG